GATTAAATTATTTAGAAAGTAAATGCTTGTACTATGGAACCGTTAATTGTTTTCTTCGTTGTGCCATTGGTCACAGCAAGAGATAATGAAACGGCTTCCGTTGTGGATGATGCTGATTGTACGATCATAGTATTTCCAACAGTTAAAAACTGTGTATAAATATTTCCTGTCCTCATGATGATAATATTGGCATTGAGAACGGAAGTACCGCCCAATTCTATTTTATTAGCATTGGTAATGATATTATTGTAAACCATCACGGCCTGATAACCACCACTTCGGAAATTGGAATTAATAACTCTTAAAAATGAATTATCAGTCAGCGCAATAGGTAAGCTGTTGTTAATAAGCCCTAAATAACCATAGAAATCATTAACATCAGAAGCTGCGTTAGACCCGGTAATTCCAAGAGATATATTCATTTCAAGATAGAAATTTGTGTTTGCAGCAAAAATCTGACTACTCTTGATAGCACCTACAAATAAGTTAGGTTCTAAAGCATACGCTTTATTATCAGTAGATGAGCTGTAGGCAAAAAGACCTCCGTTAGTTGTAAAGATTGCCCCTTCCTGTCCTGGAGTGTATGCTAATGCCTGCCAAACAAGAGCACCCACATCAATACTGTTAATATTCGTTACAACATTAATGGAACTTGTTGTTCTATGTGTTTGTGCTGTGGGGCTTGTCGTACGAATAACAATATTGTACTGTATACCCGCCGGTAAAGAATCTCCATAGGCTGATAAAATCATACTTTTACCATCTGCAAAAGTTTGAAAGCCTAAACAGTCAATTTCTCCAACTCCCAAAGCATTACCAACCGGGATAAACTTAACGGAAGTAGATGCAGGATTAACATTTAAGTTTAACCCCTGCAACACAAGATATCTTACAATGTGATCGTTTTTCATTACAGTTGGTGTAATACTATACACGTTTAAAGAACCGTTACTATACTGGCTATTCCATGCAGTACCTATGGACTCTTTTTGTGCTGCGGTAAATGATTGTACAAGAGCTAAATAATCATCGTAATCACGGTACATAAACATTCTGCGTGTACCTGTAAGATCTGCACCATGAAACCTACGATTAGCTAAAGTAATCTGATTAGGAAGTAATTCTGTATTTTCATCAAAAACAGCTGCTTTTGTTCGTAGTCTGCCATTAAGATGTAAAACTTCTGTAGGTGCTGCTGTTCCTACTCCTAGTTTAGTACCATCAGTATAAACAATGGACTGGACAAAATCCGCTCCATTGAAATATGGAAGATAATTATTTGCAATAGAAAGCAGCCGCCATTGATTAATACCTTGTTCAACGCGATAAATGTACGAACCTGTTCCGATTGGATGGTCTACTTTTCCATTTAGAGCAGCCTGTAATCCTTCTACCATCGCAATGGTAATGTTTGTTAATCCGGTAGGCAGGTAGCTAGAAGATACAGTTTTAGATCCGCCATTATAGATGTACAAAGCATAATTACCCGATCCGTTTGGAATAGCAATAAAATCGTTTTTCTCGTATTGATAGGCAGCATTATTTGCCATAAATGCAGATAATGACGTTTCCGTTACAGAAATTAGTTCCGTTAATCCAAGAGCTTCGATCATTGATGATAAGATCTTTCCATCAGCGCCAACAAAATCGGCGTTCTGCATGTAATTTTCATCGGACTGATCTTTAGTATAAACATTTCCTGAATTAACGCCGTCGTCTACCGTTGCAATGTTTGCCGGTAATTGACCAACCCCTAACGCTGTTTTCCAATCAATGATATTATCAGGGGTTAGATTAGAAGCATCTTTTTTGGCTAAAACTGCATTGTGAGCATCGTCGCTGGATAAATGAGTTTCGTAGATACTCTTATCTACTTTATTTTCAAGCGTAGAACCAAGATTGGTTATTTTATCCATCGGAATAAATAAATCCTTATGCCAAAAAGAATCTATAAGTTCCCAAAATTGTTCCTGTGTTGGTTTTTTTCCTGTTTTAAACCACTCGTTTAAAATATTTATCGGTTTTGACATGGTAATTCTAAAAATTAGGTTCTATAAAATATGCGATGATAGATGGCTGTATATTGTTGTGTGGCTGGTTTGCTCCTCCCGAAGAAATCCATTGTGTATATTCATTACCACCCTGGCGACTTAGTGCGTTACGGTTTCCTGTACCTACCTTTTCTAAACCAAGTTGAAAGCTCATACCAAAATCAGGAAGTTCAGGTCTTGTTAAAGTATGTTTCTTCGCTCCTAATGTTCCTTTTAAGTTTAGAAAATCTGGATCGTTAGGATCCAGGCCGACAATGGTTTTACCCCGAATATCTGTACATTCTTTCCATCCTGCCGGAATATCTGCAACCGGCTTAAACCAAGCCCAAACAATTCCGCCGTTGATAATTGGCGCGGTTTTAAGTTCCAGCACTTCAACACGGTTTTTCAATTGGTTGAAATCGTTTATAGATACACTGTTATTGACTTTTATTTGAATAGCTTTTAGTGTTTCGAGTTTCACAAAGTCGCTCCAATTGTACGACGTTACAGATCCAGTTCCGAACTTTACAGTCTTCTTATAGATCAATGTTTTTGTTGATGTATCTTGAAAGGTTTTTTGTATCTCTTCCGTATGAATATACACGGTTGATGATATTTGACCACCTTCAAAATAATATAGTTTTCCTTCGATGGCTACGATGCCAGGGTTCACACTTGAACCGACAATTTCGCCCCCGGATAATATTGTAAGATTCCCGGCAAGATCTCCAAGAGCTTCAAAGATCCCGTAAGCCTCTTCGATCAAAGACATTAAATCATTTGTCAAAGGAACACCGCCTGTTTGTAAAAAATTAAAATTGTATCTCATTTCTAAATAATTACGATTTGATATTGTTTACTTTGAAGGATGTAGAAATCTATTTCGGCACGTAATTGTATTTGATTTATGCCGGTATCGGGTATTTCTACGATGAAATCATACACGCTGTACAATTCCGATTCTGATCGCAGATAAAGAGGTTTTTCGTCACCTTTTAACCACTTCATTTTATTGTTTAAACTTTCACTGAAATAATCGGGATTTGTAGGATCCATTTCGGCTTCTGTATAAATATAAACGCCTTTATATATGACGGCTTTTCCAATCCTTATCCTTCGGAACAGCGGATCAAAAGCATCATTCAACCGATATTCTAATGAACATACCTGATAATTAAATTTTAGCTTTATCAGATTCTGTTCCCGGTTCTGTAAAAACTTTTGATATAGATCTACCAAAGGTGCTGCAAAAGCCAAGACATAGGCCATAAATATGGGATCCCTTAAAAAAGGTGGGACCAGTTGCAAGCCGTATTTTTCGACATCAAAATCAAATATTTTCATTACGACGGATTATAAATTATATACTGTATTCCGCTCCAATCGTCTATTTTAAAATAACCGGATGTAGGAATTTTAGAAATTGCGATCGGCTGAAAAGCCCCGTAACCAACGCCCGGAACAATCCATCTGCTTTGAACCTGTAAATTTTGCAGATCCAAAACGCCTTCTACGTTCAATATTGCAGCTTCAAGTTTCTGTACAGATAATTCGCCGTTGAAAGGAAGGTTTTTTAAAAATACCTTGATTGCTTCCTGTACTGGAAATGTACCATCCTGGATCCTGGAACCATCACCCAAAAGAATCAAAGGATCATAACAGATCTTAAAATCAATTTTCAGGATATCCGGTAAAAAGTTTACAACTTCGATATTATCCCCGGCAGCTTGCGCCCTTTCAATAAAGCCAGTGAATGCCAATCCGATATTATCAGAAACAGGAACAATTTCGCCGTTTTCATCGGTAGCGACTTTCATTGAAATTAGAATATCATTACCAACCTTTGTCCTGGTAACTGCTGCATACTTGATCACTTTAGATGCTAAAATCTGATCATCAGTGGCAGATCCGTTTATAAATTCACGTTTTACCGGATCATAATTGAACCCGTACTGAAAGGACAAAGCCAAATTTCTATACCAATAAAGGTTTGGAACCTTTTGGTTTAAAATCAGATCCGCCGTTTCTTTTTTATGAACATCAAAAATTGATTCTAAAGTCCAGGCAATTAATGCCAGGATATCAAAAAAAATATTCTCAAACGATACGATTGAAAACTGATCTTCAAAAGTTTCTGTATCTGTTAGCCCATACCAGTTTTTTATCGCTGTGTTAGAAACGAACGCAGATGTCATGCTGTTTTTAATTTCTGATATACTTCGTGCCATTAGCTTACTTTAAAAGTTTTTTCAATTATCCAATACCCGATACCTTCCTGCGTTGAAATATCTTCAACACTATTCCGCAAAGCTGTTGCAGGTTTATTTTTTTTACTGAATAGGTTAACATTACCCTGATCAGATACATTGTCATTTTTTACGTCTATTCCTATGGCGATATCTTCCGTTAAAGACATATCATTTAAGACCGCCGCGTTTACAACCTGGTCAAAGCTTCCAGCTTGTTGAGCAATGAGATCTAAAAAGTTTTGCCCTTGTTGTTTTTTATTCGTACTCGGCATCTATTGAAAAATTATTAAGGTTATACAAATCCAAATGTTTAACTACTAAGCCATCTTTTGCAAACTGTTCTTTAATATTGTGACGACATTCCAAAAGATCTTCGCCCAAAAGTTCGGACGATAAGCCTACGCCGACATCTAAATTCAGTTTGAGATCTCCCGGAACTGCAACCAGCAAAGAAGCCATGTTTTGTTCCAATGTAGGCCCAAGCGTTAAGCCGCTTGTAATTTTACCCTGCGAATCTCTTTTAACGTCCACATTGAGCATGAAAACGTTTTCTGTAGTTCCATCGGCGTACTGAATGCCATAATCTTTTCGTTTCATTTCAATTCTCCATTAAAAGTTCCTGTAACAGGGTTACTTCCGGCGGTAAGGCCGTTATTATATTTTATTTCCGCTTTTTTGATAAGCTTTATCAATATTGATATAAACCTTTCTGCGTATTCTTGTCGTGAATCCTGTTCCCGCGTTAACATATCATCCATTAATGCAATGAAATCGTTTATCGCTTCCTGTTTTGCTGTATCTAAACTCATTTTAAAAGCTGTTTAAATGATGTTTCAAAGTCAATTATTTTAGCCAACACATCCGGCAAAACATTTCCACTCGGTCCCATCGTTGTAAAAACCTTTATATTTTTTTTGATATCTGTAGATTTTTGGAAAAGATCATAAAGGCTTACAGTATTATTTTTAATTGAAATTTTCCCATCTGTACTATCAATTTCGATCTCTAAACCATTTTCTTTAAAAATGATTTTTTGAGCTTTGTCGGCTTTTATTACGGTCAGATTGTCGATACTTCCATCGGTAGACAACAGTAAAACATTAGAATCAACAGCCGGAACAATTAGAAGCGTATCAGATCCGTCGGCCGTTGCTTTCAATCTTACGTCTGATAATTCCAAACCGTCAATTTCGACCGTACAAGTATCGCCCTGGATAGATCTTACAATTCCATCAATCGGATAGTTCGGATTAGCACCGACCATCTTTTGAAAATTTGCCCTTAATTGTGATAGTTTATCCATTTTAAACACTTAATTTTATTGATGGTGTAATTGATCTTATACCACCGCTTTCACTGAATTTAACAGTTACCGATTCTACATAATACCTTCCATCACGTGAAGGATAATCCGCATCATAATACCCGATCGTGTAAGAAGGTTCAACGTAAGGAATTAACCAGGCATCAAACGAACCCTCATATCCCGGAGCCATCCGGTTTTTATATTCCGTATCAGCAATTATTTTAATTGCGTTTTTCGACATTCTTCCAACCTTCTTTGTGATCTTTTCACCGCCGGCATGTCCTACAGTTGTACTTATGGTTTTCCCGTCCAAACCGACAGATTCAACTGTAATTTCTATTTTTCTATCATCGGCGGACTTATATTCCATTGAGCTGGTTTCGATGTTATGTTGCATTGAATAATCAGCTTCGCCGCCTTTCCGGGTGTATGCCGGATGTATGTGTAATTCCTTGTTTTTGGTGTCGAAAAATATATCGGCTCCTGTTTCTTCCTGGATCTTTGCTAAAACGTCGATCGCTTCGGCTTTAAAAATTGTGTACTTATCATAAGCGATATTATAATCACAGACAATTTTATATGAAGGATCCACATTTTTAACCAGGTATTGTGCAAGCTGTAAAACCGTTACACTTTTAAACTGCTTATTTGGTACGCCTTTTCTGAAAAGAAATAAAGCATCTTCACATTTTATTTTCAGTGAGCTATCGTTTGTTATGATCTCTTTTACAAAACCTTCAAACTCTGTTACCAGGTCTCTATCATATCCAAGTTTAATCGTTACCTGGTCACCTCTTTTGATTGAATCCTGCACCCGCAGAACCTTATTCATGTGAGCTTCCGGCAAAATGATAGTTGCAGTATCGGAAAGGTTTTTAACAGATTTTTCGATTTCGCATTCTGCCAATATCCCTAATTTCCAATCTCCCTGTTCATTTTTAAAATTGATATCCCAGTTTAACTGATACATAAACTATACTTTGTTTGGATCGAAACTGCCAGTCGGCATTCCTACGTCTAATGTTACTTTTTTCCTTTTGTAGATCAACTGATAGGGGAAATCACTTACCGCCCGGATCTCGTATGCCTGTACGTTTTCGCCTTTTGTAAATGGAAAACTTACATCTGTGATCACTATTCTATTAATGTTCAGGATCTGCAAGGGTTCACATTTTACCTCTATGGCTTCCGGGGTTAATAAATAATCCCGAAGCTTTTCCATTTCCTGTCGTGGATAAGTTTCGGCAGGGCTTCCCATCTGTTTGGGACCATAAAACGCACCAGTGATCGTGATCTGATAATCATCAGTTGACCATCTTTCTTTTATGGTTCCAATCAAATTTTTTCCTGCTTTTGCAACCTTTCTAAATGCGATCGTATTTGAAACGCTAATATTGATAAGAGGTTCCCACGGTAGTAAATACCAATTTTCTTCCTTCGAGCTTCTAAATGAGAAAGGAAAAAACTGATTTGCTTCATCCTTCTTTTTATCATTTATCCACAGTTCTACATCCGAATAATCTTGCGGAATGTCCGCAATAGTTTGGTTCAACTGTATCGGTAAAAAAGGAATAGGATAAGTGACATGTTTTGCGATCTCATTCTGAACCGCTGCAAATCTTGGAATTTGCTCGATCGCCTTATTACCTAATAAGCTCGCAATTAATGCGGTTTCATTTGTTAGTTTCATGATCCTGCTGCTGTTGTGGCTGATGCCGTTAATCTTAATAATTCGTCTAATACCTGGTCTCTCATTTGGCTTGTTGTGTCTCGGAAGTCTTTTCCCGAAATATTCAACGTGCCGACAAGATCCTTTAAATTGATGGTGATGTAATTATGTTTTGTTCCGCCGGTTGCAACTTCATCGTTTTTCTTTTTCCCTTTTTTCTTCTTTTCGTCGTCACCGTCACCATGTGGGGTGAAAGCCCCACTACCTGCACCAGGAATAGCAACAGGCGCGACAATACCGTTATTAACGTTTACTTTTTCTTTTGCCTTACCTTGTTTTTTGGTATAAGCATCACTGGCAGCCTTTCCGTTTTTCATGGCTTGATCCCATCCGCCGGTAAGTTGATCAGCTGCTTTTTTTGCCGAATCTACTCCGATAAGATCCTGCGTGGCTTTTTTACCAAGTTCCCAGGCTTTTTTCCAATCACCGGAGAAAAACGCAAGTAACGCAGCTCCGATTCCCTGAATCCCGGATAACAATTCTTTTATTCGGTTGATAACAAAGTCTTTGATAGTCCGGCCAAATAGCTTTATAGCTTCCCAGCCTTGAAAAACTACCTTTCGGAATCCTTCAAATTTGTTCCAGCAAAGCGTAACAATTGCAACCAGGGCAATAATTCCGGTAATTACCCAAAAAACAGGGTTTGCATTCATGGCAGCATTCCACAACCATTGTGCAGCTGTACAAATCTGTGTCCACAAAGCCTGCATTTTTTGAGCATTGGTAAGGAACTTTATTGCGGTAACTGCACCATTGTAAACCGGGGCTAAATTTGCGATCGTTTGTGCCGTTTCTGCTACTACAGAAGCATAACCAAGCATCCCGTTTGTAGCATTGAAAAGAGAAATTTTAAAATCGTCGATTTGAGCTTGTAACCTCTTGTTTTTCTCTTCCGGGCTTTCCATGATAATGGCAGCCTGTTCGTATGCGGTTTTAGTTCCGCCGACAGCTTCATTTAATCTGTCAATTTCGGCAGTTTGAGAAATTAACGCCATCGCTGCGTTACTGTTTTCTTTTCCGAAAACCGCAGACATTAACGCTGAATCCTTTAACAATGGTTTAAGCATGTTAAGCCTTTCTGTTAAAGTTTTGTTCGGATTGTTCAGCTGGTTGATATCAATTCCCAATCCTTTAAATTCGGCTCTTACAGCTTTAGGCAAGAAACGCCCTTGTCCTAAAGTTGCTAAAACGTTACGAAGAGCTACACCGCCTTCGCTTCCTTTCTTTCCGGCTTTGTCTAAAACCTGAATCGCTGCGTTTGTTTCTTCAAAGGAAACGCCGGCACTTTTTGCAGCCATCCCGGTTTGTTCCAGGGCTGCTTTAATTTGCGGAAGTTCTGCGGATCCTTCACCCGCTGCGGCTGCCATAACGTTCATCATAGCTGCCATGATTTTTGATGCCTGTGTAGGATCTTTTAATGAGATCCCGTACTGGTTCATCGCAGTTGTTAATACTTCGGTTGCTGCGGTTGTATCACCTCCCATTAATTTGGAAGTATAACCAACCGTTTCACCCATACTTTTAAGAGCTGTCGGAACTTTTGCGATTTCCGGTGATAATTGACCTAATATCAATTTATAGGATTCTACACCTTCTGCGGCGGATCCTCCGAACGTTTTTGCGGAATTACGGGCGTAACCTTCAATTTCTTTCAATTTTTGACCTGCAACGCCTGTCATAGCCTGCAAATCGTGCATTGATGTAGAAAGCTTCATACCAGGTCCATTAATGCTGTCAATAGCCGTCGAAACTCTCTCTATGTTTTCAATTATAGAATTTAGTTTTATACTGCTTAACTGCCTGTTAATGTTATTTACCAGGTTATTGGTTGAACGCTGAATATTATTTACAGATGCAAGAACACGGTTTTGTCCCTGCATTTGTAAAACAATATTATACAGCAAATCGTTACTTGCACTCATGATTTATTTTCCGGCTTCTGCTTTTCGTATTATTAAAAGTTCCGCGTATCGTGATATCCATTCATCGTCGCTTAACAGGCTTGGATCTGGTATGTGGAAATAATAGCGTAATTGAGCATCCGCAATCTGTACCCAATTTTCTTTTATGTGTTTTTCCGCCTGTTCTACAGCTTTACCAGTTCCGCTTCTACTACTTGAATTAATTCAGGAAGTTTCGCACTGGCTGAAAGAAATAAACCGTCGTCGGTTTTGATTTCTTCGTCACCCCCTAACCAACATTCGCGCAGAATAACTTCATTAAACTGCATTGGATCTTTTGTGCCGGCTGCTGATGCAAAGCTTAAAACTTTCCTACCTGGTTTTTTTACATAACAAGATTTATCACCAACGCTGATTTTAAAAACTTCGCCGTGTTCTGCCTTCCAGGCATCTATTTGTTTTTGATCTACTGTATTTGACATGAAAAATTAGATTTGAGGTTTAATATCCAGCGCAAGGAATGGAACAGTAATTTCCATAAACTTGTCACCCTGTTTAAGTTCTTTGGCCTCTTCGGTGAACCACAATGTTTCGATTCTGTCCGTGATCATTGCGTTACCGCTTGTAGGATTTCCGTAACAAACCAAAGCATCCAAAGAAAGTCCGAGAATCGAACCCTTTCCGGCCATTACCAATGCTTCGTATTCTGATTGTAAAAGCGTGATTTCACCTTCACATGTTACGTTTCCTGATTGTATAGAGTGCGGGTTTCTGCCTTTGGCGTGTAAGTGTTCACGTTCGATCTTTTTAGAGTATTTAATACCTCTGAATCGTGTTAAATCACGTCCGCCAACGATCAGCGATAAATCCGCCCATTCGTATTCTCTACCGTTTACTGTACCAGTCATTTTTTTAGTTATTTGTTAATTCAAAACCTAAATTCACATTGATCCATCTGTTATATCCGAAAGGGCGGATCTTAACAGCAACATCCATCCTGGATGAAACGACAATGTTTTGTGATGGATCTACGAAGCATTCTACGCCCGTATCTCTTGAATCTTCGGGATTAGTGGCAAGATCAGAACCCATGCTGTTAGCGATCTTTCTTTCGACAGCACTTTCCATAGTTTTGGCATAAATTGCAACGATGGATCCGTTCGGGTTCGCTGGTACTTCATCCAATAAGAAGTCCAGTAAAGCATCATAGGAAAATCTAAAGGCTTCGTTTATAACCCTTCTATGTGTCAGATAATGATAATCATCGTCTGTATCACACGCCAAAGGTGCATCCATCACGTAGTAACCGGAACGGCTTTGATGTGTGGCAAATGTTATAAAACCTTTATCGTAAAGGGCTTCTGCATCGTAGTTCTCTACAGGCTCATCCTTGATAAATAGTGTAGTAGTGGCTAAAGGCCCGTTTTTAACTTTACCAGGGTTTTCACGAGCTGCAAACTTTGCAAGCCTTCCGGCAAATACTCCGATTGCTGCACCTGCACCCTTTGAAGCTGGGATATCGGAAGCCTTTTCCGTGTCTCCGATCAAAATTCCTACGGAATTATAAGAACTTGCGGTAAGGTCCGGCAAATCTACTTTTTCACCGTTGAAGGCGTAACCTTCTAAGATTGTGAAAAATGGTGCATACTTTAAATTGGAATAACTTTCAAATAAAGTTTGCGCCTTTGCAGCTGCTAAAAGGACATCAGCATCCATTCCGTTGGTAACTGTTACCGCTGCTGTAGGATCATAGATGGTGAAAAGACCTCTTAATTTGCCTTTTGCAGCATTTAAAAGACCTTCGGCCGGTGTAATACCTTCAACCGGTGTAAACCAGTCAGAAACTTTTTTACTCTTATCAAATCCGTAGATCCAAACTTCGGAACCTTCGCCGGCTTCGGCGTAAAACTCCGATAGAGCTTTGTAAAGTTTATGATTGTCGATGCTGTCAACGATCTTTAGATTTGCGACATCTTTCATTGACTTTATTTGATAGGCTTTTCCCAATTGAAAACCATCAACAACAGCCACAGCGGATGCCAAAAATCCAAAAATCCCCGTATCTAATGGCGTTACCGCACCGATAACGCCATTTTCAAATGATATTGATATTTTTGGTCTCATTGCCTAAGCCTGGTTAAGTTCTTCGATTTTTTTAGACAAGGCATCTACAACGGTTTTTCTTGGTTTATCCGCTGCGTTTTCATTGTCTAAGTACTCCTGTGCAGTGTCAAGGTCCATTTCTGCAACTTTAGCCAGGATATCGTTTGCAGATTCCTTTGTTACAGTTTCAGCCGGGCGCTCAACTTTTGTAACACTTTTGTCTGAAAGTGTTTTTGTAGAAAAGGCGTGATTTTTCGCCAAATTTTCTGTATAGAATCTATGACCGTCCGAAGTCTGGAAATATTCATTTACGTTCGGATGATCTTTGAAAAATGTATCACTCATGATTTACTTTTTTACCGTTTAATTGTTTGTATTTTTTAAGCTCTTCGATTAGGGCCTTAGTTTGTTCGACTAAATCCTGATTTTCTTCTGTCAACTTTTTGAATTTGATTTCTAGTTCTACACGGTCTGAAATAGCTTTTTTGTAAAGCTCATTCATCCTGTTTGCTTCATCAGTTGCAGCCTTCCATCTTTGGGCGATGTCTTCCAATTGTTCGCGGTAGAACTTAACAGCCTTTTCAACATTTTCGAGCTCCGAGCCTTGAACGTCTGCGAGGTTTTTCCGTCTGGCCGCAAACCACCCAGCTAAAGAAGTCACAATGCCTACTAAGGCCGATAAGTACACCTCATTCACAATATGACTTCTTTAAATGATGGCCCCGATCATTTCATTTTTCGCAGGTAGGACGATAAAATAATGACGGTAGTTTAGCCTATTAGTTTGGTTTTCCGGATCCTGGTCTGATTTCGCGAAATACTGCTTTGTAAGACCTGTTTTTTTAGCGATGTTATCCTTATGGAAAGCAACAGAAACAGGTTTATCGGTAGGATCTACAACTGAACCGAATGGTTTTTTTGTTCCGGCAGCTGCGAACTTTGGATTTGCTACATATTGATAAATGTCAAACCCTGCGATATTTGGTGCAACCTTTCCGGTATTGATGTTCGCTAAAAGATTTGCAAAACGACTTTCTTTATCAAGTAAGGCGTTATAGTGATTTGTACACAAAACAAGTCTTCGGCCCTCTTCGGGAACTTCGGCATCATCAAATTTGCCTTTTAGTGCTACGATAGCTTTATAAACATCGTCTGCGTTATCTGCAAGCTTTACAACCGGCGTTTTTGCTGTGTCTGCTTGTGGAGCAATAGCATGAATCGCCTTTCTGTACTTTGTAGAGTTGATTTGTGTAACGTGTCCTCTTGTTGCAGAATCAATACGAGGGTAAGAAGCCCCCATGATTTGATCGTCAGATAAAGTAGTTACTTTAGTTTGATATTTATCTAACTTGATGATAACTTCGGTATCTGTAAATTCCTGAACCAGGATCGGGTAAGTTGTATTGTTGATTAATACTTCCGGTTGGAAGGTTTCAACAGGTAAGTGAATTAGATTTGATTCGGCGGTTGTCCCGGAACCAACTTCGATCACTTCGGTGTCAAGTTCTGGAATACCATCCAACCACGGCGCTACGTTTTGAGTAGTCAAAAGCTGGATTACTCTTGCGCTCCAAACTTCTGGAAAATTTGCTGGCATTTTTTATGTAATTAATTGGTTAAACTGTTTTAAACAAAGCCCCTCCGTTTTGAGTTCGCAGGAGCTTTTTGGTATCTGTAGGTATCTGTTAGGTTGCTATTTGAATAGGGCTTTGTAGCCTTCCGGGTTACTGTTTTTGAAGTCCAATTGAGCGTTTAAGTCAAGTTTTTGGAAGTCGTCAAGCGTTTTAACTTCGGCAGCATTTACAGCCGGAACAGTAGTTGCAGAGAGATTGTTTTTAGCCGGTGCATCCGTAACCATTGTTTTGTACAAATCCGGCATTTCTGCATGAAGTTTGATAAATTCAGCTTTTTTCGTTGCATCAATTTTACCAGCCTTGATGTCTGCATCTACAGTATCAGCCGATAATTTCGCTTTCTTGTCTTTTTCAAGCTCTTCAAAACCTGTGATTTTTAGGTTTGCAGCATCTAAATCAGATTTTAATTTGATGATGTTCGCTTCTACTTGTGCGGAATCATGTTCTAATGTATTACCCGGCAATCCTAATGCGGAAATAGCGGATAAAGTAAGTGTGATTTTCATTTGCTTATTAAGATTAAATTTTGTTGCATCGGAAGCCATCAACAGAATTTCAGAAACTTCATTTTCTACAAGTTCCCTGATACTCTCTTCGGAAGTGGCGTATAATTTTACAGTCAATGCATTTGCATTGTTAGGAATGGCGACTACTGAACCCTCTAAAACTTCGGATTCTACAAGGTCGTAAGTATCGTCAGGAGCTAAAACGAAATTGCTCATTGAAAAGGGATCAAGCCCTAAACTTGCACCTTTGATAAATCCGCGTTCTACTTTTCCTGCGATCTTGGAAGCGTTAGGATCTTCATCATCAAAAACAGCCACAGCAGTAAGCAAAGAGCCTTCTATCTGAATATCTTCCCAACGCCCGATAACGGCCTCATTGCCGCCTTTATGTGAATCTAACATTACCGGGTTATTCCTGAAACGTTCCAGTTTTAACCCAGAGTTACGTACTCTGAATCCGTATTGGTTTTTTTTAGTTTCATCATTAAGAATGAATTTCTGTTTTGACATCCGTTGTATCGTTTTGAGGTGACAAAGATTTAAGGATATCAGCATGAAAAAAAATAGTTGTAAAGAAGCTGAACAGCCCTGTATAAAAGCTTTACAGATGTGTATAGAAACTGTACACATTTTTTTTTGACGTACTCGTTAAAGTGACTTTTGTATAGAAATAGGATAATTATGGGCTTAAAAAAAACAGAGCAAAAAGATTACGCGAAGTTTCTATACACTGAAAAAAATCTAACTCAAAAAGAGATCGCAGAAAAGGCAGGAGTAACGGAAAAAACATTGATCAAATGGATCAATGAAAACGATCAGGAATGGAAAAAGCTTCGTAACTCTTTAATGACTACAAAGCCACATCAAATCAAAATGCTTTACGGACAATTGGAAAGACTAAATGAAACGATCCAAAACCGTAAAATTGTTTATGATGTTCCTGATCAATTACTAAAACCTATTAAGGTTAAAGATGCTTCCGGTAAAGAAAAACTGGAATATCCAAAATTTAACGAACAGGATTATCCGATCAAGATCGGAAACTTTCCAACATCCAAAGAATCAGATACAATTGTAAAGATCACCAATGCCATCAACAAACTGGAAGGTGAAACGTCAATCGGTGACATGGTTCAGGTTGCTATGATGTTCTGTGAATATGTAAGAGATATTGATTTTGAACAGGCACAAAAAACAAGCGAATTATTTGACATGTTTATCCGTCAACATTTGGCATAATGGCGAAAAAACTATCTGATAAAAAGCACTTGGATATATGGTCCGTATTTCGTGATAATATTGCGAAAAGTACGCCTGTAGATCTTAACGAAACGCAAATCGAAAAGAAAAAAAGAATTGCGTATTTAGAAGCACATCCCGAAAAATGGTTTGCTTATTATTTTCCAAATTTCTGTACACATAAACCCGCCGTTTTCCACTTAAAAGCTACGGAACGTGTAGTAAAAAACAGTGAATGGTTTGAAGTACGATCCTGGTCCCGTGAGATGGCGAAGTCTGCACGTACTATGATGGAATCTTTATACCTGTCTTTTACCAAAAAGAAAAAGGTTTGGTTAATGGTTTCCAATACCGAAGACAACGCCATCCGTTTACTTGCGCCGTATAAAAATATCCTGGAATCAAACAACAGGATTATTAACGATTATGGTGTACAAAGGAATCCCGGAAAATGGGAGGATAAGGAATTTACATCAAAATTCGGGTTTTCTTATCGTGCATTGGGTGAAGGACAGTCACCGCGTGGAACCAGGAACGATGCCGACAGACCGGACGGGATTATTATTGATGACTTTGATACGGACGAAAAATGCAGGAATAAAGATCGTGTAAAAAATGCCACAGATTGGCTTTTAGAAGCGGTTTTCCCTACACGTGCCGTGAATGTTCCGTTATTGATCATTGTCAACGGAAATATTATCGCAAAATATTGCACGATCACCATTTTAGGTGAAATGGCGGATTGCTGGGATAAAGTGAATTTAACGGATCCGCAAGGTAATTCCAATTGGCCGGAAAAGAATACGAAGGAAGCAATTCATAACATGTTCTACAACAGCAAGGGCAAAAGGAAAATTACAAAGCGGGCAATGATGAAGGAATACTACAACAAGCCCGGAGCCGAAGGCGATACATTCAAAGAGATCTACTACGGTAAATGTCCGCCATTGAAAAAATGTGAAAAAGTTGTTACCTATTGTGATCCATCACCATCCAATAACAAAAACAAAAAGAACAGTTCTAAGGCTGTTGTTATTGTTGGCTTGTACGAAGGTCGGTACTATGTTTATAAAGTTTGGCTGGGAAAAGCCACAAACCCTGAATTTGTTCAGTGGATCGGCCAGGCTTTCAATTACCTGGATCGAAATGGAATAGACATCAAAAAAATCTTTATCGAAAACAACACTTTACAGGATCCGCATTATCAGCAAGTAATAAAACCGCTTTTAGAAAAGTATCGGAAAGATACCGGAACAAAATTACCGGTTCGCGAAGACAAGAGAAAAAAGGCTGAAAAGTTTGATCGAATCGCCAACATGGAAGACGATAACAGTAACGGTGATATCATTTTCAATGAAAAAGAGAAAGACAGTCCAATGATGGTGCAAATGGAAGATGAATGGCTGGGAGTTTCTGAAAAGTCGGAAGAAATGGACGGACCGGATGCCATAGAAGGTGCAAAATATATGATTGATAACAAAGTCGTAAAAGACAATTTGGGCTATGCTTCCGGGCAAGTAGAAAGCCGTCACTATTAAAATTTAGCATTATGTTTTTAGAAATTGAAGATCTTAAAAATGTTATTTACGGTTATCAGATTGACCAAATAACCGAACAAAACGAGAACATCACCCTGCAAGCTATAGCCGCTGCCGAACAGGAAGTAAGAAGTTATTTAGCAAATAGCAGTAAAAAATCTGTGAGATACGATATTGAAGCTATTATGAATGCAACCGGTGATCAGAGAAATGCAATTATTCTTTCACATACGGCAACAATTGCAAAGTATTACATCATAGAGCTTTGTAATCTTGATGTAATCTACGAAACAGCTAAAGATCGTTACGATCGTGCTGTAAGCTGGCTTAAAATGCTATCAAAAGGAGATATCAGCCTGGATACTTTACCAACGATTGACGATACCACACCTGGAACCGGTGACAATGATACTTACCCATTTGTTTACGGAAGTCGAGAAAAGTTTAACCACGAATAAAAATTATCATGTCAAATAGATACAGAAAAAACAATTTATCTGCAAAGACAGGCGGAAAGCCTTATAAACCATATCAGCAAAAAAACAATCATAATCTTGCAGCTAAAACAGGATCCGGCGGTAAGTCTTCCGGTAACAAACTTTACCCGCAGCTGGTTGAAAAAACAATCACCCAAACAAGACAGGATATTGCAAAATGGAAAACTGCATTAAATGCAACTAAAAATGCGGATAATCCTTCGGTTTGGTCATTGTATAATTTATATGATTATATTTTAGATGATGCCGTTCTAACATCACAAATTGAAAACAGGATCCAAGATACTTTAGGATCTACATTCAATTTAAGAAAAAAAGGCGGTGAAATTGATACGGAATTAACGCAGACTTTCCAAAATTCAGAGCTGTTTAATGAGATCATTACACAGATTTTAAATTCCAGGTTTTATGGAAGTTCTTTAATCGAACTTGATTGGAAGCAAGAAGGATTAAACGAACCTGTTTTAAAAGCAGAATTACTTCCAAGACAAAACATTATTTCGAGAACCGGAACATTTTTACCGGACTACAACGAAGACAAAGGCGTTAAATATCGTGAATTACCGGAATTTGGAACATGGTTATTAGAGTTTGGAAAAGCTGGCGAAATTGGGCTTTTAAACAAAGCGGTTCCGCACGCTTTATTTAAGAGATTTGCGCAATCTTGCTGGTCCGAATTATGCGAAATTTACGGAGTTCCGCCGCGTGTTTATAAAACGGATGCACAGGATCCTGCAGCGGTTGCACGTGGTAAAAAAATGATGCAGGACATGGGATCAGCTGCATGGTTTATTATTGATACAACAGAAGAGTTTGAGTGGGCCAAAGGAGTTTCGACAAATGGTGACGTTTATTCAAACCTGTTAAGATTCTGCGACAATCAAAATACGCTTTTGATTTCCGGGGCAATTATCGGTCAAGATACCGAACACGGATCCTACAATAAAGATGCTTCCGGGCAAAAACTTTTATCAAAATTAGTTTTAGCCGATATGGCTTTAGTAGAAATGTACATGAATACTAAGGTTATGCCGGCCCTGGCTCGAATTGGTATTGTTCCGGCTGATTTTATATTCCAGTGGGAGATATCAGAAGATCTACAGACTTTATGGGATCGAACTATTCAGGCTTTACAACATTATGAAATAGATCCCGAATGGGTTAAGGAAAAATTTGGTATTGCGATCACCGGTGTAAGACAAAACAATTTACCAGGAAACGCAAATCTGAATATTGCAGAAAGTTTTTTCGTTTAAGGGCTGAAGGTACACGGCCTGTCAGCCCGAAAATGTATTTTAACGGTCTTCATTTGCGCCTGAACACGCTATATGAGTGTAATTGTGACAAGTGTAAGGCTACTAAAATTAATTTAGCTTCGGAAAACGACGATCCAAAATTTAAAAGCGTTTTAAATGCAGCTGAAAACGCTTTTAAACACTTGCACCAAAAAGGAAGCTACAGCCCGGACGATATCAAAGAAAAGCCGTATCAAGATCTGATAAACCAAACCTACAAGGTTTTAAATTCAGCAATCACAGACAACGATATTCCGCCTGAAATGCTCCAAAAGATGCAGGAAGATACTTTCATCTTTTCAGGTTTAAAAACTCATGCTCAACTTTTGGAAGCATCATCCATGCTTTTGGATGATGAAGGAAAGATCAAAAGTTTTAATGCTTTTGCGAATGATTTTAACAAAATCAATAAAGATTACAATCAAAACTATTTAGAATCTGAACACCAGTTCGCGATAAGTAGTTCACAAAGCGCCGCCAATTGGGCTGCACTGGATCCCGATGGACGTTATTATTTACAGTATCGTACTGCGAATGATGATAGAGTAAGGGAACAGCATCGGGTTTTACAAGATACGACGTTACCGAAGGAAGATTCTTTTTGGCTGTCATATTATCCGCCGAACGGTTGGCGCTGTAGATGTCATGTTGTTGAAGTTTTAAAAGCTAAATATCCGCTGTCTGATTCAAAAAAAGCCATCGAAAACGGAGAAAGGGCCACAACACAGATCGGAAAGGACGGAAAGAACCGGCTTGCAATCTTTAGATTTAATCCAGGAGCGGAACAAAAGGTTTTCCCGCCGAAGCATCCGTACAATAAAGTGAAGGGAGCGGACCAGGTTAAAAAAACGCTTCAAGAAAAACCGTTAAAGACAACCAGGGATCTAACGAGACATTTTGAAAGCTTTGCAAAAGACAATAAAGATTTTTTCAGTCGTGGGTTCAAAGAAATAAAATTGACTAAACAAAGAGGGGTTAACGGCTTCACGGATATGAACGGGGTTATTGCTTTAAAGTCCGATATCAGCGCTCACATAATCGACGGGCTGAACAATATCAAAAATAAAAAACCGACGACTTTTGACCAGGAAAGGGCAATTTCTACACTGCATCACGAATTGTGGCATAATGCGAATAAGCCAGGTAATATGCGAATGACAACTAAACAAACTTCTACGATGGAACTTGCAAACGAATTTGTCAGCAGAAAGACTTTACCGGAATTTATGGAGAAACTCGGCGGAAAACTTCAAAACGAAGAGCTTACCAGGAACAGAACTAATACCGGATATAATAAAATGGTTAACAATTATGATCAGATTATCAAATGGAGTGAAGCGGATCCGGCCAAAGTCCTGGAAACTGTTAAAACTCACCTGGTGAATGAAAAGTACACCAACCAAATGGAAGGTTTAGTAAAAGCCATCAAAGAGCATAGTAAATACGAGATCTCGGAAAAAACTGTAGAAACGCTTATAGATCTCGGAAAACAAAAAGAATATTCGGAAGAAGTATTTAAAGAGTTTTTGGAAAAGAACAAAAATTTACTAAAGGATAGAGGTTAATTCATCTTTGTAGATCTCTTCCAGCTGTTTAATCAGATCCGTTAAGTTGTATTCTTCGGCATAGGAATATAACGATAATATTCTTTCCTGTTCGTCGGAAAGCTCATGATCGGGTGAAACTAAAAAGGCCGGGTGATCATCAAGAACCGCAGCCACATCGTAAACGGTAGCTGTTCTAAGATCAACGCCTTTGAATTTATATATATCTGCCATAATAACACAAAGTTACAACTAAATTTTAAAGAACAATGAATTTTGAACAATTTCACAAAAATATCCTCAATGACGTGAAAACGGAAGTGATGGAAGAGTTCGACAGGAATTTTGAAAGAAAGGCATTTTTCGATAAAACGTGGCCACGAAATAAGCTCGTGAACAGAAAAGGTTCCATGATGGCAAGGTCCAATAATTTGCGGCGTGGATTCCGGGCAAAAATTCAAGGTGATAAAATTGTGTTTTCAAATTCAATGCCTTATGCCAAAATACAGAATGAAGGCGGCGAAATTCTCGTAACACATCGAATGAAAAAATATTTTTGGGCGATGTATTACCAGGCATCCGGTAACATCAAAGTAAGTTCCAAAACCGGCAAGCAACTAAACAACGCCAGGAACCAAAGATTATCCATTGAAGCGGAACAATTTAAAGCGCTTGCACTGATGCCGGTCGGAAAAAAAATCAAAATTCCTTCCAGGCGTGTTATCGGTCCGCATCCAAAAATAAGGGATTCTGTAGAAAGAATTGTAAATCATCACTTATCAGAGATCAACGAACAAATTCTAAATAATTTAAGACAATGACAGACATTTTACAAGCAATTAACGATAAATTGAACGAAGTAACGGAGCTAAAGTACATTGACGAAAATTGGGGGCAATTAGATCTATACGGCCCGCAGATTCCGGTTCAGTGGCCGTGTGCATTGGTAGACTTCAATACCGGTCAATTTACTAACATCGGGCGTAACTATAGAGTAACGCCACAGAACAGACAGGAAGGAACTTTAACTGTTGAAATCACCATCGCAAATCTGAAACTAACAAACAGTAGCAACAAAGCCCCAACTTTTCAAAAAGAAAAGGCTTTTGCAATATGGGATCTCATTAACAAAGTGCATGAAATTTTACAAGGCTGGAACCCGGCAGAAAACGCCGGTGCGTTAATCAGAACAACATTCAGTAAAGTAAGGCGGGATGATGGCGTACAGGAATTTAGAGTAATTTACTCTATCGGGTTACATGATTGTTAAGCTTATCCAGTTCCTTTTCAATTGGAGTGCTTAAAATCGTGTTTAAAGTGGTTCTGCTGATTGGATATTTTGGGTAAATATATTTTCTGAGGACAACCGTATCCGGGATGTCCTCATTTTTATGCTCTAAATATAGATCCTTTATGAGCTTATAGCGAAGTAAGGTATTGCGTTGTAAAGGTTTACCCATATCGCAAATATAGGAAGTATATTCCTTTTTCCAATACTACTCTATAGAAATGTACATGAAATTCATTAGAAAAACTTCATTTTTGTTCGGATTTTGGTTAAAATCTTCGTCCAGCTTTTCTTTATACACTCTTCCGATAAACTTTTCGTCACCAGTATAAAAATTGTATGATCCTTCGTTGTCATAAACTTTGAACCAGGCATCATTTTTATTTCCCATTTTGTCAGCTTGTTGAAGTCCGTTCAAAATGAATGAAAAAGCCTGTACGGTTCCGAAGTCCTGTTTTGCCTTCGCATCCTGGATGATGTATTTACAACGATTGATATTTTCGGAAAGGTCTTCATTTTGGATTTGCATTTTTGAGTTAAAAAACGTGATCAGATCCTGATATGAAAATTCCTTTACAAGAACTTTTTTTGATACCTGGTAAGAAGCTGGGACCACTTGCGCTGTCTGCTGTGCAAAACTGAATGTAGATATCAGTAAAAACAATAATAATTTTTTCATAGCTCTATGTTAAATATTTTACAAAACTTTTTCCACGCTTTTTTTCTCTGATAATTGGAAAGCTTTTTAGGCTTTTTCACCTCTTTATTTTGATTTAATAAGGCTTCTATTTCATTGCGAGTAATATTAATAGATCCTTCAAATTCCATTGAAGTTTTACCGGGAATGTACTCTATAGGTTTGCAATCAATTTCCGTTCCCATGAGTGTAATTTTTACATCTTTCCAATAAAACTGTTTATTTTCCATAATATCAAATATTTGCAGGAATTGTTTAACAAATTTATGACTTTTTTTTAAATAAAAAAGGGGGTGCGAACCCGTCGGTCCGCACCCCCTTCGTGTACAACTTCTAAACTTCTGATTCGGAAATGAGATCAGTAATTGTTTTAAAATCCTGGATCGAAATTTTTTCGATGCCTGGTTCAGGTTTGAAAGTAATAATTGTTTCGTGGGTTATCCTATCAACCGATACGATGTATTTAACCCGATCCCACAATCTTCCGTCGCTGTCTACGATTAATGAAACTTCACCGTAAGCCGCTAAGAACTTTCTAAAAAAACCTTTTTCTGCTGTAATTTGTAATTCTAACATTGAACAATTAATTTTAACATTACAAATGTAGAACTAACAAAAATCTGTACATTACGGGTTTCCGTATTCATATTAAAAAATTTATTCTAAAGGTGGTTTAACATTTATTTTCTGAAACTCTTTTTCTGCAACTTTATACCAAAAATTGGCTTCGGAAGGCTCTTCACCTTCTTTTATTGCACATTCTACCATTGTCGTTTCTATACTGATACCATTTGGAAAAGTTTCATCTTTCCAGGTATCGGTATAGTATTTGAAAATGTAGCCTTTTTTATGAAGAGCTTCAAACACTTCTAATTTTGAATAATCAAAGCCATTTAGTTTTATTAAAACCTGTTTTGGTGATTTTCCATATAAAGGTCTACCGAAATGATCCTTTCCTAATATATCCATTAGCTTGATATTTTCTATAAAATGGGTTTACATGATTTGCATTGTTATATCTCACTTTCAATAAACTTTTATTAAGATCTTGAGCTGCTGAACGAATAAGCTCGCTTACTTTTGTTAATTGTTCAGTAGCTTTTGTTGTATCTGCAAATGCTGCGGATATTTTAGCGGCAAAATATTGCATATCTTCTGCGGATATCCCGGCAGCACGAATAAATTTTTTGTATTCATCTGATTGCAAAATTTCTGTCATTGCTTTACCCTGGGATCTCCCGTTGGATAATATAATTTCATTCATTTTTAAATCGTTTTTAAATATGGTTTAAATCTTTTCAGCCAGCCAATAACGTCCGTTTAGGTACGTACTCGGATAAGGCATGGCGGTATTATCAATTTTCTTTTTCATCCGAAGTTTAGGAATGTATAGAAGAGCTTCTATTTTTTCCGCATCGGATAGAGCTTGCCACGCCTTCCGGGTTGCTGGGATCTTACCGACTTTATATCCGTAGGTTTTCCAAAAATATTCAAAGCTTAAATCTTTCGGGAGCTCCAAATATTCAAAGTCTAAATCTTTGCGCTCCATAAACTTCCAGTATTCAGTTTCGGTTTTCGGAACTCGTGAACTTTTAAGGATCCACAATACCTGCTCTTCGGTCCATCGTTCACCTTCCAGGCTAATCGACTTAAAAACTCCGAAGGAATCATATTTTAAATAAAATTTCTTGTCGCTTTGCTTATGTAGTGCTACATATTCTGTCATAATAATTGTTTATGAAGTTCGTTTTTCATTTGTAAAACCGCGTTCGCTTCGTAGGATCCAAATTCATCCGGGAAATAAATTTCATAGTCTCGTAGATATACCAGCAAAGCTTCTGCTTTATAGTATGACAGTTTCAAAACAAAACTTTTATCTTTTTCCCTTTTATCAATGGCTTTCTTTAGAAGCTCGGTTCTAAGCTCTTTACAGATTGAAACAACAGATCTAAGGTTTTTCGCCTGGCTTTGTAGATCCAATGTGTCTAAAATCTGCATACTGTTGTTTAAAACAAGTAATTTACTGTTATCAAGTGTCAGAAGCTTTTTCATTTTCCAATAGTTTATTTACTACAGATACTTTATGTTTGAAATCTCGATTGCAGTTTATCATCAGATCATATTCTTTAAGATTATAAATTACTGTACTATGATCATGTTTTATAATCCTTCCTATATGCTCAAAGGTTAAACCTTCGGCCCTCAAAACATAACAAATGATTTTCCGTACATCGCAAAAATCTTGTCTTCTACTCCTTGATCGTAATTCTTTAGTAGTGATATCTAAAGTTTTGCAGATCTTCACTACTATTCTAGGGATCCTACATTTACTTTTCATTAATTCCACTTATTATTAACTAAATTAAAATCACGGCCTGCCTTATGAGTGAACATAGAGAAAATACGTTTTTCAGACAGTTTTACTATTGATATGTAATATCTGTTACATTCAAAAAGATCTGATGTTTCACCTAAATAAAATATCATTTCATTATCAAGCATACCGATATACGTTGCTGGTTTCAGATTAAAATATCCTAATAAAGTTGTTTCACTTTGCGGGCTTATTATCTCTCCACCAATTTTCACCGGGACCGGATCAATAAAGCTATTAATGTCCATAGAGATTGGAAGTATATAACCCATTCCCATTTTATCATTATAAATTACGCTGTAGTCTCGTAGGCCGTGTTTTGCATTCATGATTTAATATTTAAAATTAGTCCAGTGTATTATTTTCATTTTTTTTGGTTTACCGGTTGAGACTACATTTTTGAAATATTCTTTGAACTCTTGAAAATTTTCAAAACCATCATTTAAAGCAAGTATTTCCAATCTTTCGGGTGATAAATGCTTGCCATCTATTATAACATTAAGCTTTCCGATTTTAGGGAAATAGTCAAAAAATATTATTTGTGTAGATATGACCGGAATACGTGGAGCAAAACGAAATGCATCTTTAGTTCTGTTATTGATAAAAAAATCTATCATACGACCTTCTTTCCAGCGATCTGTTTTATCTTCTCTTATTGTATGCAGCTTTCCGAAGTAATTATCTGCTAAAGGTCTTTCTACTTGGTCAAATGATTTACCAAATTTATAGCGGTAATCAGTAAAAAACGGTTCCAAATTACGAGCGTTTATAACATGTTTGAGAGATAACCCAATCCATATTTTATCAATAAAATAGGTTGGTTTTCCGTTTATTTGGGTTGAAAATGGTAATATCATACTATTCAGAATTTTTTAATTGTTCGTCCTGTTCTCTTTTTAGAATTTCCAATTCCATTTCATATTCCATTTCTACCAAATGTTTTTCACAATCGGCCATTGTAAAAACAACAATTGCCAATAGAATCCCAAACACGAGCAAAAGAAGGATTAAAAAGGCTTTAAATATTAGTATCATTTTATTGTTCTTTTTGATAATAAAGTTTGTAGAATAGCCCGTTTTCGTCCTGATCCTGTGTGATCAGGTTACGATCACCATGCACGTAGATATGAAAGTTCGTATCAAGTTTGATGATTGTTTTAAACTTACTCTGTGACTTCTTTACAGCACCATCGCTGATCGGAAATTCTTCTGCGATGTTGATCTGCATATCCTGTTCATAATCGGTTTTAAAGGCGTTAAAACTTTCGATCACTTTTTCATCGCCTAAAACTTCATTGTTGAACTCTTCTAACTTAAATTCTTCTTTCTCTTTGAAAAAATTGATCGACTTATTCAGGAAGTCCGCCTGATCAGCTTTGGAAACTTCAAATTCTGCCGGAAGCTGCTTTTTGATATAGTCTTTAAAAACGTTTAAGGATTCCTGCGTATGGAAATAATCATCAGTACGCTGTTTGACCTTTAAAAAGTCCTCAAACCAGTAATACATATCACCATTTTTATTGTTATCTACAACGGAAAGGACAAAACCATTTTCTTTGTCCTGGTTGTAGATTAAAGCGGCTTTATCAATTTTGGCCAAACTCACGCCGAAATGTTGTTCGATGGGATCGGATTCGTTAGGAAATATTTTTAAAAATGGTTCTCTTTTTTCCGTTTTAAAAATTCCGATCTTGTCGATATCGTTTTCGTTTTCACCTTTGAAAAGAACGACAAACAATTCACCGCCTTGAACTCTCGGATTTTCGGCAGCTTCATACAAATATCTCGCGATATCCTGGGAATAGCTTTCAAAATACCAATTATCCTGAAAGATTTCTTTAACAGCATTGTAAACGGGATTTGTTGACAAATAAGAATCGCTGTAAAATTGATATGTTTCTTCTGTTTTGAAAGAACTTAAAAAATAATGCTGCAACATTTCCGCCGTTGCTTCATCCAGTTGCAGTGCATCTTTAGAAATATTAAGATCTTCACCGTTTATTTTGTTACCTACTTTGTGAACTATGATTTTCATTGATTTATATTTTATTGTTAGAATTATGCTTTGCTATCAAATTCCGGTAGCCTTTCTTTTACTTTTTTATAAAGTTCATCAACTGGAACCATTTCGCGCCCTGAATAATCCTGAAATGAACACGCAGTTTTTAACAATTTCCCATCAAAAAAGCCGAATTGAGTAGCACGAAGTACAGCAAGCATTTTAGATAAAGATCTATCACATATATCGCTGAATAAAATATAAATATCAGTTCCATAAATACCCAAAGTATCAAGAAACAAAACTGAACCTAAACCACCCATTGCATTAGGATCTATCGTCCCGCCTTTAGTTAGAATTTCCATAATTGCACCCATCGCACCTGGGTTTCCTTCTGACATTTTTACGACAACATCCATTGTGTTATCTGTTAATTGTATTTTTGACATAATTTTATTTGAATTTAGATTTAACGATATTTTGAAGAGCAAAAATAATTTTCGATACTTCGGTACTGCTCATTTCTTTTAATGGCTTTTTTACCGGTGATCTGTCCGATTTAAGCCAACCACCAAGCCGATGGAGATCTACAAACTGCGGATTTTCTTCGTTTACCCATCCAAGAGTATGGCAGATACTTAAAACGTTCTTGTGTTGATTGTTTCTTTTGTCAAAAAACCCCCACGAACTGTGATCCATTGTTTTTCCTGTGTTGAAAAAGTGGATCAATTCACTTGCTTGTAACTGGTTTAGATCTTTAATTGAGGTTATTTCACAACCCATCATTTCGGATAATGCTTCCAGTCTTTCTTCTCTGTCTCTGAATTTCCCGCTGCAAATAGTTTGCAGCTGGGAAATCTGTTGTTTGGTGATTGTCATACCTATGATTTTGGTAGTAAAAATGTTAGATCTGTATCTTTCGGAAGGTCCACACTTGTCATTGAAAGCGGGATGCTTCTTTCAATACCGGTTCCATCGGTGTAGTAGGCTTCAATAAACCACTTTGATAACTTTGGTTTGTATTCAGCCTGGATGATCTCTACACCTTTTTGAAAATCTGTTCCCGGAAAATCCTTGTCGGCGATCTGTTTAAGTTCTAAAACTTTTTTACTGTCAAGATCTCCTTTGCCATTTCGCTGTAACAACTTCATTACGGCTCCAAGTATTTTTTTTGAATTATCATCTTTACCCAAACTTTCCAGGAATTTATGAACCATTGCAATTCCGTATGAAGCGTTTTCGCCGTAGCCATCTGTAATCCTATAACCAAGTTTAATGCTTTCTTTTCCAACGGTGATCGTGTGGCTTTGCTGGTTGTTTTTAACGCCGATCGTTTCGATCTTCATTTTCAGATAGGTTTCAAAATCGCTGAAAACTTTGGCTTTGGCTTTTTCCAGGTTTTCGGATGCTTCGCGCAAAATCTGCATAGATCCGGGAAGGGTTTCTGCTGCGAGATCGTCCAGGGCTTTCAGATCGTTTGCCCGTTTTTCCTTTTCGGATATTGCAATCTGTTTTAAATCGTCAGCGATCTTTTTTCGTTGTTCCGGTGATAATGTTTTGATATCTATTGTTGTCATGATATTTTTTAAATTAAGTTTATTATTAAAATCTTCGGTGAAACGGTCTAATCAATGGCATATCAGGAAAGTGACCAGGCACAAAAACTGGATGTGTACGGTAATGACTTAATGAAGGTAGTTTTTCGATTTTTACTACCAATTCGCCATCTACAGTCGTTAAGTTTATATTAAACTTTTTAGGGTTAAATTCTGAAAGCAAGTGACGAAAATCAGTATCATTAATATTTCTGTCTCGTAAAGTGGCTTCAACATTGCCCCCGATATGTATTGTTACTTTTCTAAACAAACTAAGATCTTCTAATTTTCTAAGGATTTTTTGATTTTTCATAACGCGTTATTTTTTATAATTAATTGTTTTTGTTGGTTTTCCCGGAACTTAATTTCTTTGATAAGTTCGTCTGCTATTGTATCGTCGCTGCAACTTTCTAATTGCTCTTTAAGATCTGCGATGATATCATTCAGCTGTTGTTCCGTCGGTTGCTGGTTGTTCTGTAGATTCATTGGGAATATTTGCTAATTTTTCTTCTAAAACGTCTAAAAAAGCGTTCATCCTGTCTTCTGAACCATTCATATACTCCATAAAAAGTTCAGAAGTAGTTCTATCATGGGAATTTTTAACGGCAGTGATCTGATCTGTTGACCTTACAATAATAATTGCCGGAAGTTTAGCTGTACTAAGTTCATTCATGATGGCCATTAATCGGCCTTGTAGTTCTGTTGTCATGTTAAAATATTTGTTAAAATCAATTGTTTTTAATTTGGTTGTTTATCCTTTCTGATTCGGCAGCTTTCTTACCAGCTGCAAAGGCTTTGTTATACTCTTCTTTCAGAACAGAATCTATATAATCCTGTGCGCTTTTATGCGCTTTGATCATTTTAGATATAGTGTTTTCGCCTTCTATACTAATTTTTTTGATGATTTCATCAAGCATTTTTTCTCCTGTCATGATATTTAGTTTAAATGAAATTGTAGATCTCTGTTCTGCTTTGTGTCTTTCAGAATAGAAGCCGGATAATAGTTTTCCAGTTCGTTCCCGTACTCGCAAATAATACCGTGATAGATCTTTTGACTGTCAGGAATATTATTGGAAATATAACCGCCGTATTCTCTTACAAATTTGTTTTCAACCAGGATGCTCCATTGAGTTTTATAGTAGTTGAAAAGAGCGGCGCTATTTATCAGATCCCGATCTTTGTAGAAAAATTTATCGGCCATTACTTCACACCAGGTGACGAAAAATCTATGAATTAAGTTATCATATCCCCACTCATTGTAACCGATAGCGTTCATGGTAGGCTGTCTGTTTGCGTTATTTGTTGTCATATTGTGATTGTTTTTAATTAATAATATTGGATCCGTGCAGGATCATTGCTTTTTCCTGGTCTACTACGAATTGACCGCCCTTCGTACGGCCGCCAACCGTTGCTACCAATCCCTGAACCCGAACTATTCGATCTGCAAGCCTTTTGATCATTTTGGCGGTTGCTGTGTATGGTTCCCCACGGTCCTCATGAGCAATGAAAATGAAAAGTTTATCCGGGTTGTCCTTCATAAGGCTTTGTAAACCGCCATTTTTAAGCTCTTCTACATAAACCGTCACATTATCTATAAAAATGATCTTCGGTGCATATCTGCGTTTTAAATGAGCTTTAAGATCTTCCAGGGTTACATATCCATAGGCTTGGAAATTTTTGTTTTTTTCGTCCAAATTGGCCCGTTTACAAACATCCTGGAACGATAGTCCTAAACCCTCTTCGGCAGATATGTATAAAATCTTTTCAGACAGGCTTAAAAATTGAGCTAACAGAATAGAAAACCACGTTTTTCCGTTTTTCTCTTCACCGTAGATGATCCACATCTTTCCGTTTCGTTCCGGTTTTCCGAATATATCCAGCCAAATACCTGTAAGGACTAAAATTTTCAGGGTTCTATCTAAGATATTTTTAACTGTGTATGTTCTCATTAAGCGCTGATTTTAAGAAGAGTATCAAGATGCCTTAAAGTGGCTTCTTTTTTCATACATTGGTTTACAAGAGTTTCAACCGGCTGGGATCCTTTATGGTTTGCCGATGCTACTTGCGTTAATAACTCATATCTAAAGGCTTTTTTATCATCTACACCGTTCGGAGTAAGTTTGATAAATTCGTCAGAAAAACGGCTGAATATTTCGGCATAACCAACCTTTCTGCTGTTAATTCCTTTTTCAATTTTGGCACGAAGCCCGTCAGCTCCAACCATATACCAACCACAATAACCGTCCGTAGCGTTCCAAAGTTCCTTTAATTCCAAAAATGCGGGATATTCAAGGTCTCCGGCTTCGTCAACTACGATAACCGGCTGATGTAACAGGTTTAAATAATATTTCAGGTTTTCTTTTACATCTACATACTTGCCTTTATTATCCAAACCGATGGTTTTTGCCAGTAATCGGATAAATTGTTGTTTGGTTTTGGCCTGCGAACAGTCAATGTAAAAAGCATTTTTAAGCGTTTTAACGATGTTTTTTGAACAGAAAGTTTTCCCGATACCACAATCATCAACCAATATCATTGAGCGGCTGAATGCCTGGCAAAAACTAATACTTTGTTCAATTTCGTTATAAACCTGCGTTCTTACGATTTTCCAATCAATATCACGGATGTTGATATTTAATTGTCTGCCTATTTGAAGCCATTGGCTGTCAGAAATTATTTTTTCTATTTCACCTTTGTTCAATCGGCTGTAAACTGCACCGTTTATGTTATAAATTTTAGCGTATTGAGCATCCGTACCACCGAAGTTTTTACGGGCTTCTAATAATGCTTGTCTTACTTGTTGTTTATATGCTAAAGTTAATTCCATGAGATAAATTTTTATTATTTGAAAAATGCGTTTTGCCAGCTCACATTCGGCGTATGCGTTTTGAAATCCTCTTCCGGCGTTTCGATCGTTTCAACTTTTCCAGGTTCAGAAGGTGCAAAACGTTTGATGTTCATTCCAGGAACATAAAAACCGTTTTTTGGTTCCGGCTTCGGCTGTCGAATGATGTTGATATTCTGTAAGGACTTTTCTTGTCGTTTTATAAATCCTTCAACAGTTGCAACGTACATGCTTTGAATTTCTCGCGCTTTTTCGTCAGCTTCCGTGCGTTCAATAACCGCTCTATTATATTTCGGCATTTCCTGAACTTCGCAGATAAACCGGTTTTCGTAAAATGCAAGAGCTTTTAAAACATTTCCCTGGTTATCGTCAAGCCAATAAACGTCGATGTCTTTTCCTTCGATAATTTTCATCGTGTTGATCAGATCTTCACCTAAACTGATTTTACCATTATCTGCGATTGCTCGTGCTTTACCTTGTAGCTGTATATATCCTTTGTGACAGGATGTTTTTTGAGGATATCCTAAACTTGGTAAAATTGCTTTCCAGTTAGTTGGCTTCAATTCCGGGTGCTGCATTTCTAAAAAGTATTCCCATCTTGTTTTTGAAGGATCAACCGAATGCGGGGCATTGTTCCAGTCGTAGATATCAGTTATACACTCTTCGATAATTCTTTCATACGGTAACATTGGCACTTCTGCACTTCCTTTTTGGTTCGATTCGCTCAATGCGTGCGGTCTTGCCAGCCATCCTTCACGTTCTTTTTCAGATCCGTATCGTAGAGATCCGAAATACCTTTCAATTCTTTTACCTCTTGCGTTATTGGCCTCAATTCTTACATTTTGGAACATATAACCCTCTTGTAAAAATGACTTTGTAAAACTGCTGTTTAAAGCGCTTTCCGCTTCCAGTCCGTCAGGAATATTGATACCCCATTCTGTGTAATTGCGGACCATTTGTCTGTAAAAATCCAAGATGATCCCTTCTTTTGATTTACCATACACGAAAACGGTAAAACATTCACTACCAAGATCAATCCCGTTGTAAAACCAAACCCTGTTACCGGTTAAATCTTTGAAAGGTGGGTTTCTGTCGTCAATAGAAATTAAAGAACCTGCAAACTTTGGTCTTTCCAGTTGGTGATAAGGTTTGAAAGCATTCATATACTTTTGTCTGTCACCGGATCTCACTTTGTAAGTAGCTGCTTTGTTTTCCCATTTCGTCAAATAGTTTGTTACAGTACTTTCGGATAACTTTGGAAAGTCCTTTGGTGCATACTCTTCGCCTGTATCTTCGTTGTAAACCGTTACATATCCATTCAGGAAAGCTTCATAAGATCTATGGATCTCTGTGGCTGTCGGTTTGTGAGATTGTGTTTTGAACAAACCATTTAAAATCATTAACGTTTGATCGTCTACCTTTCTCGGATTTTGCTTTCTTTTCCCTTCAACATCTTTGATGATGGAAATAAAATTGAAAGGCCAATCGGTTCCATTAAAATTAAACGGTATTTCAAATTCATTTAAAGTCTCTTTAAACCTTGTCGGATGCGTAGGCAGGTTATGGGTTGGAAGTTCCTTTTTCTCTAAATAAGCATTAAAACTGTTGCTTTCTTCACATAAAAATGTGTTAATTCCTTTTAAAGACATACCAAGTTTAATCCTTTCGGTCTGATGCTTTTCTTTTAATCCCAAAACGCTAATCAAAATGGAAGCATTAGTAATATATCTTTGTTGTTCTTCGGGCTTCAAATACGAGCCGTCAGGGCGTTTAAAAGAGGCGTAAAATTCCACTGCAACTGATTCTGTTTTGTAGAAATACAATAGATTATGTTCTAACTTTCTCGGATCCCCTAAATAATCTTGGATATGTGTAGGAAGCGAATCAAAATCAATTATCAGTTCTTTATTTTTACCGCCCCCGCGTTGTAGGCTTTTTACACCATACGGTTTATTGCGGTTTCGGCTTACTTCTACAGATAAACACGCCTGATTTTTCCAGAATTTTGGAACCAATTCACCAACCAATACAGCGACTACGTTTGTATTATTCCAAAAATGTGGCATAGTCAAACTATTGAGTTATTAACTTCTTTTTTGGTGATCCAGGTAAACAGACCACCGAACAAATAATGTGTAGTTCGGATTTCTAAGGTTTTCCCATCAAGGGAATAGAACCAGTTTTTTGAAGTTTGATAAATTGATTTCATGACTGTTTGTTTTGAATGTTTAGAAATTTGGTAATAGTGTCCTGTACAACTTTGTTGATGTCGGCTTCTAATTTTTTATAATCCGACTTGATAAGATCCGGCGTAATACCGTCTACATTTCCTGATACAGATTGTCTTATATAGTATGAGGACAAACCGTATTTTAAAACCAAACCATCAATAGCATACTGATTGTATTTGGTCGGATTTTTTTTTGTTACTTTGTTCATTGCTTCGTTTGTTTTGAATTACGAAACAAAGAAAGGAAATATTTTCCTATTGTGAAACATTTTTAGGAACTATTTTCCATTTTTTAAATATTTACCATGACATTAGGACAAAGAATCAGAGAAGCCAGGGAGTTTAAAGGCTTTAAACAGAAGGATTTCGCAGTTATTTTAGAAATTGATCAAAGCCATTATAGCAAGATCGAACGTGATAAGGTTATGCCTACAATTTTGCAGATAACAGACATCAGCAAGAGACTTGATTGTTCTTTAGATTGGCTGATATTAGGTAAAGAAGTGCAGACAGAAAGCGTTTTGCATGATGTAGTTATCCAGGATGATTATAAAGACAGGTACGAACTTGCGATGGAAAATATTAAACTATTAAAGGAAAACAAAGCGTATATGGAAGCTGAAATAGAATCACTAAAAAGCAAAAACCGATCGTTTGAAAGACATAATATTAATGCTCCTGAATCTAAATCTAAACTGAAATAA